AAACGCCTCAGATGAGAAATTGGCAGAACTTAACGAGGTATTCTCTAAAGGTGGACAAACGGCTATGAACGGATTGACCGCTGGTATGGATACGGGCTCACTAGGTGTCACAGATAAGATTAAGGGTATGATTCAAGATCAAGCATCCGGTCTGAAAGATGAGATTGCTGCCGCTGACTTTGGAAGTCTAGGACAAGAAATTCCAAACGGCGTAAAAGAGGGTATCGAGGGCGGAGCTGGCGCAGCCGGTACAGCTATGATTGATATGGCAGATAAGACTAAAGACGCTTTTAAGAGCTCTATGGATATTCACAGTCCATCCCGTGTGTTTAATGAGTACGGGGGCTTTATTACAACAGGTCTAGCCGAGGGTGTTGGTGAGGGTGCAAATGAGCCTATAAACGCTATGCAAAGCTTGTCTGGTGAGATTAGAACGCCTTTTAACTCATTGTATTCAGATTTTACTTATGTTGGTGATATGGCTATGGCTGGACTCAATGCCGGTCTTAATAATGGAGCTGGTGCTGTAATGTCAACCGCTGCATCTATTGCCTCAAGGGTAAGAGATACCATTAAGAGCGCTCTTGATATTCATAGCCCGTCCCGTGTAATGAGAGATGAAATCGGGCGCTTTATCCCTCAAGGTATTGCAGTAGGTATCGAGAAAGATGCCGGTACTGTAAAAAATGCAATGTTACGCCTCAAGGATAGCATGATGATAGATGCCCGCCCAGAGATTGCACTAGGACTAGACAAGCAACTAGGAGCTCAAGTGTCAGTTAAACAAAGCAGCAAGCAAACTATCGCAGAAAAAATCAAGGTAACTATGGAGAAATCTAGCGAATTGCTAGAGAAAGCCCTAGATGTAGCAGAAACAGCGGTCAAACGCCCAGCGGCTATGTACTTTGATGACGGTACGCTAGTTGCTAAGACAAGTGATAAGTTTGCAAGACAACAAACCGAGCAAACAAGACGAGATAACAGAATGAGGGGTATTTTAACATGACAAAGTTAATGACCTTTAACGGCGTTGATATGTCTAGGTATTTTCGTATAACAGATATTATCCGCCCGATTGGTAACAAGAGGAGCGTGTCAACCGATAACGCCCCTCTTTTGGGCGTAAATATCCAACAGGTAAAGATTGGTGAAAAAGAGCATACTATCAAGTTTACAATGTTTGCAGAAAATCCGGTTGCAATGGAAAGCCTCAAGCATGAGCTTGCCGGTATTTTGAAAGTAACTGAGCCGGTTAAAATCACTTATGGAGATGAGCCGGATAAGTATTATCTAGGTATGCCGGTTGATGATGTTACGCCCGATAATGTCGCTAGATGGATGCAAAAATCAGAAATTAAAATCATGATCCCAGACGGCGTGGCACACAGCACAGTTTACAAAAACTTTAATAGTGACTCAAACGCTCAAACAACAGCGGATAAAATGATTTTTAACCTCAAAAACAATGGTACAGTTGAGGCTTTCCCGATTATCCGAGTCAAGCATAATGCTGAAAATGGATATATTGGACTTGTCAATAGTAATACCGCTTTTGAGATGGGAAACCGTGAGGAGGCTGATACTGGTATTGTCAAAAAGTCAGAGATTTTACTTGATTATCGAGATAACAAAATCTCAGAGGCTTTCAGTAGAGCTACAAAAAACAGGTCAATTACAAATTATGCTAACGAAAACGAAACAGGAACACCAGAGCTCTTAAATCTTTGGGGTAAAAACCACGTTAAGTTAAGAGAGCAATTTACTCAAGGACAGACTGGACACTATTCAACCGGGCTATCGTGGGACATTCCAATAGATGCAGCTGGTGAAACAGGATCATTAAATGATTATATATTTTGTAAGCAAGTATTTATTGCAGACTCAGTAAAGCAATACGGGTATTTGAAAATAACTGTATCAGATACAGCCGGGCAATTTCTTTACGGTGTGGAAACATTTAAACGTTCACTAGGTTTAGATTGTGAGTTTAACGTTTTAAGGCCGGATACAAAAGACAGATATAACTTTTTAAAGCGCCTTGTTTTTAAAGGGGCAGATGATAAACGCTTAAATCCTTTCAGCAAAGAAAGAGGACAATTTGAGATCAAGCGTAATGATAACGTGGTACAAGTGTATTATGACGGCTCACATTACAACTTTGTTATCCCAGAAATTAAAGGGAAAAAGTCAGCTAAAATCCATGTAACTCTAGGAGCTTTTCACGATAAGCCTATGGTATCGAATATGTACCTAGATGAGTTAGTGTTTAGAAAAGACTTTGTACCTATGCTTGGTGATATCCCTAACCGTTACGCTATGGGCTCAACGGCTGTAATCAATAGTGAAGATGATACCGTATATATTGATGGTATCGCTAAGTCTAGTGAGGTTGTTGACGGTTCACAATGGCTAGTAATACCGCCCGGCAATTCCCAACTAGAGATGTACTTTTCTAGCTTTATCAAGAAAAAACCAACAGTAACAATCGAATTTGAGGAAAGGTGGCTCTAATCATGCTCTTAACTATTCATGATGCAAACTTGCAAAAGGTTGCTTTTGTTGATAACAGCAAACAGAATACGCTTAATTATTATGCTGATACGTGGGTAAGGAGCTTGCCTACTGGATCATCTACTTTTGAGTTTACAGTATTCAAGAAAGCAATCAAATCAGATACAGCTTTAACTAAAGCCTATCACTACCTCAATGAAAGAGCGTGGGTATCATTTAAGTATAAAGGCAAGAGCTTTATATTTAACGTAATGACGGTTGAGGAAGATGAGCAAACGATAAAATGTTATTGTGAAAACCTCAACCTTGAGCTTATCAATGAGATAGCTAACCCTTACAAGGCTACAAAGGCTATGAGCTTTGCAGAATATTGTGAGGCTATGGATTTACTGTATTATACTCATCTAGCTATTGGTATCAATGAAGTATCGGATAAGAAAAGAACGATTGAGTGGCAAGGGCAAGAAACAAAACTTGCCCGCTTGCTCAGTCTAGCTAAACATTTTGATGCTGAGATTGAGTTTGATACACAATTAAACGCTGACAGCACTATTAAGAAGTTTAGCGTTAATGTTTATCATGAAAATGATGATAACCATCAAGGCGTAGGACGTATCAGAAACGATATACAGTTAAAATACGGCAAGAATATCAAGTCAATCCGTCGTAAAGTTGACAAGACAGGTATCTTTAATACAATCCGCCCGACTGGTAAAAGAACGGTTAAAAATGGAGCTGGTGAAGATGTCGAGGAAGTGGTAACAATCCGAGGGCTTGACGATTGGAAGAAGTATAACAAAGACGGTATTTGTGAGTTTTATCAAAGAAACGAGTCCCTTTATGCACCTCTATCAATGCAGCTCTATCCCTCAACATTCTCACACGGTACAGCTGAGGATCAATGGACAAGAAAAGACTTTAGTTATGATACTGACAACCCTAAAGAGTTGAGGCGTTTAGCATACAATGAACTTAAAAAACATTGTTACCCGGCTATCACTTACGAGGTGGATGGATATGTTGATGTTGAGATTGGCGATACAGTCAAGATACATGATGCGGGGTTTGCCCCTCTCTTAACTATCCAAGCAAGGGTATCAGAGCAACGGATAAGCTTTTCAAATCCGGCAAGCAATAAGACAGTATTTTCAAATTTCAAGGCTCTTGAAAATCAACTATCAGACGGCATACAAGAGGCTTTTGAGCGCTTGTTTGAGCAGTCTAAACCTTACACAATCAAGTTATCAACTAGTAACGGTATCATCTTTAAAAATAATAGCGGTGAAAGTATTATCACTCCTACACTTTATAAGGGCGGCAAACTTATCACAGCCGGCGTAACGTGGAGATGGAGCTTAAATGATAAAGTGACTACTGGTATGACCTATACAGTAAGAGGGCAAGAGATAACTAATACAGTTACTTTAACGATTGGAGCTTATATCGGTAACGATAGAGTGGCAGTTGATGAGCTTTCACTTGTCAATGTTTCAGATGGTCGAATTGGAGCGCCCGGCAAGTCAACTCATATACACTTTGCATTTTCTGAAAATCCGGACGGCTCTAACTTATCTTTGACAGATAACGATCAGCGCTATTATGGTTACTACTCAGATATGGAAGAAGTTGCTAGCACAGATAAAGCAAGGTATAAATGGTTTGATAGATGGACTAAAATTAAAACAGATAAAGAGGATATAGAGCGAATACTTGATAGCAAAGCGGATCAAGGACTGACTCAAGAGCAGCTTAATGCTCTTAATGAAAAGGTTCAAATTTACGAGGCTGAGCAAAAAGCAAAGGCATCAATGGAGGCCTTTAGTGAGCTAGAGAAAGCTTACAATGTCTTTGTACAATCAAATGCTGAGGCTCAAGAGAAGTCTGAGTCTGACTTAATCGAGGCTAGCCGTAGAATTGAGTTACTTACTACTGAGTTTGGAGGCATGAAAGAGCTCAAGACTTTCATTGATACGTATATGAGCTTTTCAAATGAGGGCATGATTATTGGTAAGAGTGATGCAAGCTCTACAATTAAGGTATCTCATGACCGGATCTCAATGCTTTCAGCTGGTAAAGAGGTAATGTATATCTCTCAAGGGGTTATCCATATTGACAACGGTATTTTCACAGCATCTATCCAAGTTGGACGGTTTAGAACTGAGGAGTACTACTTAAATCCGGATATAAATGTTATCCGTCATGTTGGTTAGGAGGGTAAAATGGCAAAATACAGTAATTCAAATAACGGTTTATACTTAAATGTATATATCGAGCAAGGCGCTCAGAATATTGCTGCTAATACAACTACTGTAAATTGGCGTGCGACAGTTAGTAGGCCGGTTTATTATCACACTTATAACTTACAAGGGGACAGTACACTTTCTCTTACTTTAGATGGGCGTAACGTTAACTCAAGCAATCCTAGATGGGAAGTTTGGGACGGAGAGGCTGAGCTTGCAAGTGGTTCAAGCGTTATCAATCATAATGCAGATGGGACTAAAATTTTTGCTCTTTCTTGCACGTTCAATCCTAATAATGGATTGCATAAAACAATGACAGTAACGGCGAATATAAGCCTATCACCTATACCACGATTGAGTAATTTGTCTATCGGTCAAGGCGTGATTGGTTCAAATCTTGCTATCACTATCAATAGACAAAACAATAATTTTACTCATACTTTAAGGTATTCATGGGCTGGTAAGAGTGGAACTATTGCTACAAATGTTGCAACTAGTCACTCATGGACTATCCCGGTTGACTTTGCTAACAATATCCCTAACTCTAACAGCGGTACAGGCACGCTCTATCTTGATACATATAGCGGTAATACCAAAATAGGAACTCAGAGCAAACAGTTTACAGCATCTATACCAAGCGGCCTAAAACCAAGCTTTACAGGTATCTCTTTAACAGATACTCATGCTGCTGCTGGTGCTTTACTTTCTGGTAATGACTTTTTGCAGATTATCTCAGATATTAAAGTTACTTTCAACGGCGCTAATGGTACTTATGGATCAAAAATAACAGGGTATCGGGCTGAGATTGTCGGAAAAAATCATATCGTGACCGAAAACGGCGGGCGCTTAGGTATGATGAACTTTAAAGGCTCAGCCTCTATCAGAGCTTACGTAATTGACAGTAGAGGGCAGCGCTCAGATGTAAAGACTGTAAATATCAATGTACTTGAGTATTTTGCCCCCTCTTTCAGCTTTTCAGCGCTCAGAACTAGAGAGCATCCTGATGTATTGCAAGTTATAAGAAATGCCCGAATTGCCCCTATTATGCAGTCTGGACGGCAAAGAAACACAATGGCTTTATCGTTCAAAGTTGCTCAACTAGGCAGCTCAAATTATACGGCTGATAATGGAAGTGCAACAGGGACTTATACAACAGTACATACACTCACTAACTCAGCCGCTAATCTATCGGGAAACTATCCGGCAAATAAATCCTTTCATGTAATCGGTAAGCTAGAGGATAAGTTTACAAGTGTTGAGTTTGCTTTTACAGTTGCTACTGAGAGCGTGGTTATGTCTTACGATAAGTATGGCCGTGTAGGTATTGGTAAAGTGGCAGAGTTTGGTAAACCGGGCTCTTTGGATGTACTAGGCGATATTTACTCAAACAATCAGCCTATTCAGCTATATCGGCTAACCGATAATATTGGAGGCCTTAGCAAAGGTAGTGCTCAATGGAATGATGTTTGGAACAAACAAGGTACTGAATTTGGTTGGAGAAATGATAAGTACAGCGACAATCCTACTGGCAACGATTGGGGGCTTTTCCAAAATTATTGGCTTGACAGTTGGAAAGGCGTGCAATTTTTCACAGGTTTAAATTCAAAAAGGCTTTTCTTTAGAACTTACAACAACAACACAGAGTGGAAACCGTCACAATGGAAAGAGATTGCTACAAAGGATGACTTGCAGAAAGTTGTTACAAGGAAAATCGAGCTAGGCTGGTTCATTAACGGTAACGTAACAAGAAATGGCAATCTTGTCACAATTTCAACCGAAAGAAAAATCGCAGATATTGCAACAATTTCAGATTATCGAGAAGTCAAAGAAACAATACCAGCTGGATTTAGACCAGCTCAAGAAGTTGATTTTGTATTGCAAGGCTTGTCTGACTCAACAGTAACAGGTACGGCTATTTTGCACCTTGCCTCAGATGGAAAAATCCGTCTGACAAGTAAATCGCCGGGCAATAAATATTGGACAGGGACAGTCACTTACATTACAAATGATCCTTACCCTTAAAAGCGTAAAAAAACCTACATTAAATAGAAGATAATAATTTCAAAAGGAGGAAAATATATGAAATTTGAATTTGGTTCAAAATCTTTAGAATATGATGGCAGCGGTGCGGTATCGTCAACCAAAGTCACACTAGTAAACTCAGCGGGGGCAAATGTACCGGTATTCTTGCCGGCTGATAAAATCAGCTTGTCTAATACGGAACTGCTTGACCTTGCCCTTGATGTAATCTATCAAGAGAACTTTCCACAGCGTGCAGAAAATGAACGCTTTAGCAAGGTAGATCAAGAATTGCAAAAAAACAAAGAGGCAGCGGCTCAAGCTGAGCAAACAGCAGCGGATACAAAAGAAAATCTTGATACTGTTTCAGCTATTACAGAGGTTCTAATTGCTCTTGCTATTTCACAAAGTGGAGGGATGCCAACTCATACCTATAATAAGGTTGCTGCATTTATCAAGCCGCTTGCTAAGGACAAACGTTACAACAATGGCGATATTGTCGCTATGCCTTATCCGTACGATACCAATCCAAAATGGCCTAAAGGTACGCAAACTATCTTTAAATTCCAGATGCAAGCTACTGAGGGTTACACTTGGAAAGAGCAATCACTTGCTGAGATGTTGCAGCAAGGGGTATTGACCGTGGTAATGCCTCGTATTGACTAAGGAGAGGGTATGACATGGATTGATTTAATTGAGAAATTGATACACGCTATCACACAGTTAGCCCCTACAATCGGGGTAATTGCTACGGGCTGGTTTGGTATGAAAGCTAGTAAATCCGGCAATCTTAATAAAGAGCAATTTCATGAGTTAAAAGATGAGCTAAACACTATCCACGCTATCGGTGAGGATAACAAGCAAAAAATATCAGAGGTCAATGACAAGCTCATTATCCATGATAAAGCTCATCTAGTGACTATGTACTTACGCCTTGAGCGTGATATAACAGTTGCTCTTAATAGAGGATACACAACAGTCCATGAGGCTGACATTATCCATAAGATGCACAAAAGCTATAAAGAGCTAGGTGGCAATGGCCGGATTGATAGCTTATTCAACAGATATAATACTTTAGATGTGAGGAACTAAAAATGAAAATTAACTGGTTAGTACGTTTTAGAAATAGAGCGTTTGTTATGCGCTTT